TGGGAGGATGGCCAGACCCTGCCAGCCCAGATGACCGAGCCCGCGCCACTGGCACGCGGCATTCGGGGACTCTGGCACACCCTGCACCGTGCCCTGTTGCTGCCACTCTCGGCCCTGGATGCCAGAACATGCGACGCGGCCAGCCTCGACCTGCTGGCGTGGGAGCGAGACATCACCCGCTTTACCAGCGAGCCCCTTGATATCTATCGCTTGCGGGTACATCACGCCTTCGTTAACGCCCAGGACGCCGGCGGCACGGCCGGGTTTGTGCGCATCTTTGCCCGCTTTGGCATTCAACTGACAGCCCAGCTTGAACGCATCCCGGGCATGGATTGGGATGTCATCTTGCTCCTGCTTGATGAACACACCCCGCAGGTGCAGGAGCAGTTGGCCACCACCCTGGTGGCCCATTACCGCCGTACCTGCCGCCGCTACGGGGTCGGGGTGACGGCCAGCGCCGAGCACCTGCACGCGGCCAGCCCGTTCGCCGCCTCGTTTCATACCATCACCGCCCACACCGAGCTGGATCTGGCCGCATCGGTGTGGGCCCATCAACCCCATTCGGCGGGCACCTTCCCCGCGACCTTTGTCACCATGGAGGCCCAATGGCCGCAATCTTGAACCGCGGGATGATCCTGATCACCCAAAATCTGGCCCTGAACCGGCCGACCCACATCAGCCAGGTGGTGCTGGCCTACAAGCCGGGGCTGGTCTACACCGACCCGGTCAATCCCGACGAAGCGGACCCCAGCGCTGACGAGCTGCGCTTTGAAGGCTCTGTGACCCGGGCGGCGGCCATCTCGCCGGACAAGGTGGTGTACTCCCTGATGCTGACCCCCACAGAGGGGTCCTTCACCTTCAACTGGATGGGGCTGCGCGCCAGCGACGGCACTCTGGTGGCGGTGTCGTACCTGCCGGACACGGTGAAGGTGGCCAAGGATGAACACCAGGCAGGCGACACCATGATCCGCAACTTCATTCTGGCCTTTGGTAGCGCGGCGGCGTCGCTGGATGTGACGGTGACGCCCGAGACCTGGCAGTTTGATTTCACCGACTACATCCAGGCCGAGCTCGACAAATTATGGTTGGGGCAAACGGTGAGCCAGAACACCCTGGCCCGCCGGGGGGGCCAGTACCGCTTTATGGCTCACGCGACCCTGACCCTGGATGATGCCCTGCCGCCAGGCACCCAGTTGCGGGTGCTGGTTGATCACAGCGTCAACCTCTATGCCGGCCAGTGTGTGGTGGCGCACAGCCGCCCCATCATCGCCCCACGCGGCGCCGACACCCAGCTCAAGCTTATTGAGTCGGGCCGCGAGTTTCTGTTTATCAACATCGATCATCAATGGAGGGTGTCATGACCCCACTTGGTAATGGTGTGGCCCTCTCTGGCCACCGCTACCCCCGCTTGAAGCAGAGCATTGTGCTGTTTGATATCAATCCGGGTACCCGCCAGCTCACGCTGGAACCGGGGGTGTACCGGGTCGCCGTGGTCGGTGGTGGGGGCGGCGGCCGCAACAGTGTCGTCGGTCCCTACTACTACTATGGCGGGGGCGGCGGCGGATACGACGAAGCCACCCTGACTGTCACCGCCGAGACGGTTTACTCCTACACGGTCGGCCAGGCCGGCGAGCCGGGGGCTAACGCTGGATTGCCCGGCGGCACCTCATCGTTCGGCGCTATCGTGTCGGCCACTGGCGGGGCGGGTGGCACCACTGGCACCGCTACTGGTGGAGTGGGGCAGGCTGGGACCGTGCGCCGCCGTGGCGGTGTTGGACTAGACCAGGCAGGCGGCAGTGCAGCCCACCGCTTTGGTGACGGCTTGCCGGGGGCTACTGGCTCTGGCGGCCAGGGCGGCGTGGGCGGCGGGTTTAGTACCCAGGCCAAGCCCTACATTGCCGGGCGCAGCTATGTCGATGGCTGGGACATCGGCTTGCTACCCGGCGAATACGGCTTCGGCTCCAGTGGAAGCGGTGCCTACTACGCCATCCTCGCCGGCATGGGCGGTGGTGGCTGTGGGGCTGGTAACAACCCCACCGTGAATGCCTATGTCGGCGGCGGTGCTGGCGGTCAGGGGCGTGGCGGCGTCGGTGCAGTGATTGTAGAGAGGATGGGATAATGGAGGATGGGATAATGAATAATTACGCTCGCATTGTGGACGGCGTCGCCGTCGAAGTGTGGAACGATGGTGGCCTGAACCTCAAGCCGGCGTCGGTGCATGTGCCAGCCCTGGCCAAGCAGTTCAAGCCCTGCCCGGCCTATGTGCTGCCGGGGGCGGCCCTGGCCGATGGCCAGTGGACCAACCCGCCGCCGGTGGTGGTTGAGCCCCCTGCAGAGGATGCTGGCGAAGCTGAGGAGGCTGTGGCGTGACCTGGCACTCGGCCCCGCTCACTTGGCCGCGCGCCGCCTCGGCCATTGCCACGCCGCTGGGTGAGCTCACCGGGCAGTTGCCGGCCTGGCTGGACAGCGCGACCCAACGCCTGGATGCGCTTGGCCCGCGCTCAGGCTATCGCCCCCACCCGGGCAGCGAGGCCGCCACGCTGCTGGCCGCCTTGCGTGACCAGTGGCGGGCGACCCTGCCACGGGGGCAGTTGCTCACGGTCACGCCATTTCAACACCAGGTCGGCCTGAACCAAGGGGGCCAGGTGGCCTTGTCCGCCCCCAACGCGGTGGCCAGGCTGGCGCAGAAACTGGCAGACCAGCCAGACCGGCTGCGCCCGCAAGGGGCGTGCCATGCGCTGGCCTGGCTGGTCACCGCCAGCAGTGCCGCCCAGCTGGCTGAGCAGCTGACGGTCATTTGCCGCCAACTGCCGCTGCCCGAGTGGTGCGCCGCCCTGCGCCGACTGCAGGCCAGCAACGAAGTGATGCACCAGCCGCGCGCCCCGATGACGCCGCACTGGTCGGCAGACCAGCCATTGTGCTGGGACCCGCTGCGGGAAGCGGATGCGGTATTGGGCGCCACGCTGGCCCAGTGCGAGAGCCTGGCCCGCGATGCCCACTCCCCCATCGACAAGCTGTGCGCACTGGCGGGCAAACGGGCGCGCCACCTGAGCCAGCTGGTGAGCGACTATCAGCGGGTATCGACCCTGACCGACCGACTGTGGACCTGGTCAGGCCAGGCCAACGTGGACACCCTGGCGGCCCAGCTGGCCGAGTCCACCCCGCCCGACCACCGTCATACCCTGACGGTCGGCGCCCTGCTGGTGTCTCCTTCCCCCCTCACTTTCTGGCAGGAGTTCACCCCATGAGCCACACCGCCATACTCACCCTGGACGGTGAGCCTATCATGATGAAGTCGATGCGGGTGTCCGCATCGATGCAGTTTCAAGACAAGGACAACAGCGGCCAGACCAGCGCAACCAGCAGCTCGGAGCAGGGCGAGAAGGCCAAGGAGCTCGATATCTCGGGTCTTGTGCCTTTCAAGGATGAACAGACCCTGAGCCGCCTGTTTGAGCTGGCCGATGCCAAGGGCGATGGCGGCCAGCGCCATATCTACCGGGTCGGGTCGCTGTTGGCCAAGTCGGTGAAGGTGCGCCAGGCCAAGTTTGCCGGGCGCATCACTGCCAGCGAGCAGGAGGGGCTGCTGGCGTGGCAAGTGCAGTTCACCCTGCGCGAGCACAACTCGGTACCGGAGAAGCGGGAGCAGCGGATGCCAAAGGCCCCAGCCAAGCTTGGCCAAGGTACCGACAACACCAGCGCCGCTAAAAGCGGCGGCAAGGGGGGCGATGAAGAGCCGGATCTTAATGGCTTCGAGCGCTATGTCCTCAAACCTGTGAATGACATATTGGCATGAAACTTTCCACTCGCCTGACCCTGGCGGGTCAACCGGTACACCTGGTCGACCATGACATGGTGCTGGACCTCAACGCCGGCGGCCGCGCCGCCCTCACCATAGAAGGCCACGCCGAGAAGGGGCAGACCCTGACCGTGGACACCGGCTATAACAACCAGTTGCACCGCTGGTTCACCGGTTACGTGTATGACGTGCAGCCCGCCACCAATGGAAACAACAAGCTACTCTGCCGCGAGCTGGCCGGGATCCTGGGGAGCCGCTTTCCGGTCAGCCTTCAGCATGCCACCCTGCGCCGCCTGCTGACCTGGCTGACTGACCAGACTAGCCTTACCTTCCTGTTACCTGATGGGGCTGACTATACCGACCGGCCTATCCCCAACTTCACCAGCGCCGGTACCGGCTATCAGCTACTCGATCATGCCGGTCGCGCCTTCTCCGTCCCAGACTTCATTTGGCATCAACAACCCGATGGCACCATCTTCGTGGGCAGCCACGCCCATAGCCGCTGGCCTGAGCGTGCTGTAGCGCTGGATCCGGCGTTTTCGAGCCATCAAGCGGGCAACACGCTGACCACGGCGCCGATCCCAACCATGCGCCCGGGTGCCCTCGTCAACGGCAAGCGGGTAGTGCGGGTGCGCCTCAAGGGCGACCAGATGACCCTGACCACGGCAACGCCTGGCAAACCGGTGAAGTCCCCCGAGCGGCGCAAGATGGAGGGAGAGTTCCCTGAGCTGGCCGACAACCTGCACCTGCCCAAGTTCGGGCGGGTTGAGGCCATCAGCGACAGCGCGGCTGCTGGCCAGCTCAATGACACATTTCGCCCCCGCTATGCGGTGGACGTGCAACTGCTGGCCGAGGATGGCCAACCCGATACCCTGACCCCCCGCTATCTGGCGGTCCCGCTGCCAGTGCAGTTTGGCGGGCCTGAGCAGGGGCTGCTGCAGTTCCCCATTGAGGGGACGTTAGTTGAATTGGGGTTCGCCTTCGGGCGGGCTGACCGGCCATTCATCCGTACCGTGCTGGGTACCGGCTGGCCGCTGCCAGATATCGCCCCGGGCGAGCAGCTGCAGCAACAACGGACCGAGGTGTTCAGCCGCACCGACACTGTGGGCAACCTGAGTCGCCACACCGACCGGCGCCTGCACGACCACGCCCTGCAGATGCACCACCAGAGTGACGATTACCTGGGGGAGCATGGCCAACACCGGCTACAGATAGCCCAGCACAGCATCGAGGAGGTGGGCGGGCTCAAGCTTATTGAGGCGCTGGGCGCCATCGAGCTGCTGGCCGGCGATGACCTGACCCTGGGCTGTCTGGGCAACCTGAGCCAGACCACGGCGGGCGACCTGGTTGAGGTAGTGGGCCAGCTACGGCGCAGCGTGACTGCCGAACTGCAGCACTTCGAGGCGCCCCGTTCGTGGATGGGGACCGAGGGGGTGAACATCTTCCGGTTACTTCTGCAGCTGATGAACGTGGTGGAGCAGCTGGCCGCCACTACGGCCAGCCACACCCACCCAGGCAGCTTGCCGCCGGGTCAGGCTGGCACCTTTAGCAGCCAGAGCAAACAGGCTGGCAAACTGGCCACCACCCTTTCACCCATCATCGAATAGGAAACCCCACCATGATCGAGATCGCCATCGACCAGGCAGGCATGCTCAGCATGGCCGAGCGCTTGGCCGCGGCCTCCTTACCACCGGCCAAGCGGCGGCGCATTACCCAACTGATAGGCCGAGAAGTGGCCAAGGTGAACAAGCAGCGCATCCGGGCAGGTAAAGCCCCTGACGGCACCAAGTGGGCGCCGACCAAGAGCAAGCGCAAACACAAGCGGCTCACCGGACTGTCCAAGCGCCTGCGTTCTCGTGGTACCGAGGATGCGGCCATCATCGATTTTGACTCCCGCTTTGCAGGGATGATTGCTAACCAGCAACACCAAGGGATGAGCCAGCAGATAACTGCACCACCGGCCAAGGCGCCGCAGCCAAGGGGCTCAGAGAAGGGCAAGAAGAAAGAGCCATTCAAACCAACAGATAGCCCCTGCACCCGTAGTCAGGCACAGCGCCTGCGCGCGCTGGGGTACCAGGTGTTATCCGACCGTGGCAAGCGCCGCCGTTACCGCAAACCCTCGCTCAAATGGATGCAGGCACACATCAGTGTGCAGCGTGCGGCCATCATCATCCGCACCACTACTGGCGAGACCAGAAAGAACCGGTGGACGATCAACACCCCAATCCGCCGCATATTGCCAGAGGCAAACAACGATGAACTGCTGGCCATCGCCGCCAAGGCATTCAAGAAAATGGGATGGGGTGCCAGCCAGTAACCCACCGACCATCACCCCGCACACCACAGCGACGCACACGCGTCGCTTTTTTGTGGCCGAACGCTGGTCGCCAGCGACATGCATACCCTGACTCGCTCGGCACGGCTCAATCTCAAATGATTATCTATTCGCGCTATATTCCTGCCGTAGCAGCAAGTCCGGGATTGACGCAGGAGAAAACATACCTTTTCGTGGCCAACCCCACTGCCCGGCAGCCCAGTCGCCACGGCGGAAACGCGCCGCTCACGGAATCCGCACTCCTCCCCCCCCACCTTAGGGCTTTATAAAAAAAATTTGGTGAAATTTTTTTTAGTGCATTTCTATTCGCCAGGCCGCGCCATTACTGAGGCTTTGAGGCAAAACCAGAATTTCACAAAAATTCATTTTGTGATCGTTTTCGGGTTATTTGATCGCAAAGGATCGAGGGCGATAAAATCACAGGTCATTGATGTGTAAAGGGTTAATGCTGTTTTCGTGAGGATCTTGGGCGATATGTTGGATCAGGTCTAACCACGAGTGAAAAATGGTTAAGCCATATAGGGCGCGGCTTGGCGGTTCATTTTGGCAAGGATCCAGAATTTCACGAGTGAACATGTTGACGCTCTCCAAGGGAGGCAAGCGGGGCATGGGGTGGCTGCAGAAAGCGCCGAAGAAATGGCTATTTTCGTTACCTTGATAACCATGGTTGACACATGAGTAAGTGATAACTACAGTTAACACATGAGAGAGATAATCAAAACAAACGTGTTCGACCGCTGGTTTGACTCCCTGCGAGATGCTCGCGCACAGGCAAAGGTGACAGCCAGGATCCGGCGCTTGGGTCTTGGCAATCCTGGGGACGTTAAACCTATCGGGGAGGGTCTATCGGAAATGCGGATAGACTACGGCCCCGGGTACAGAGTGTATTTTATGACAAAAGGCCCGATCATCATCGTGCTGCTGTGCGGTGGGGATAAGGGCACCCAAGCCCGTGATATCGAACAGGCAAAAACCATTGCCGCGCAATGGAAGGATTAAACATGAAAGACCATGAGCAGACCGTCACATTCAGTCGTTATGATGCGGCTGACTACCTCAAGACCGATGAAGACATGCTCCACTATTTGGAGGCCGTCATGGAAGAGGGCGATCCCGCCTTGATTGCAGCCGCCCTCGGTGACATCGCCCGCGCTCGCAACCTGAGCCAGCTGGCCCGTGATGTTGGGATGAGCAGAGAGGGGCTATACAAAGCCTTATCCGGAGAAGGCAACCCGACCTTTGCCACCATAACCAAAGTGGCGGGCGCACTGGGGCTGCGCTTTGGTGTCCACCTTGCCAATCCGCCAGCAACCCACGCGTGA